ACCCGTTGCCCAAGCGTGTTTGGTTTGTTCGCTTCTTGTTGCCCATTCTAAATTATCAATTTGATTATCAACCTTTATCCCGTTCTTATGGTTAACTGTTTCTTTATTATCTACGTTAGGTATAAAGGCATTTGCCACGAGGCGGTGAACTAAATGATTTGACTTCTTGCCCTCTTTATTTAGTGTCATACGCAAATAACCAAAATTTGTTATCCACATAGTTACAAGCTTTGACTTGTACATATTATGAGATGGCTGACCGAACTTACCAAGCCGTTCCGCCCTTCTGTCTAAGCTTCGGACTCGGCCTATGTTGCTGACTTCATAAAATCCTTCGAAGCCTACGACTTCTTTCCATTCTTCTTGCATACGCTTTTTTTGTTAAAGATAACTACAAAACCCAACTTGAAAAGTTAGAGTCAGTATCAGGGTAAACGTCAGCGTTGTTGTTGCTATTGTATTCGGGGAATGAGGCTTGGTTGTAGCTCATATAAGTGATAAACCTGTCGGTGTAATACTGCGCTAAGTCACGAGCCTTGTTCACCAAATAGTCAACCTCAATCTTTTCTGCGGTAGTGCTATTCTCGGAGTTGTGCTTGAACACACCACCGTTGCCGATGGTATAAGCAGCAAACGGCAAATACTCCACCATAGCCCAATGGATGAGCATCGGTTGAAGGTAGTCGTTCACCAACGCCAAGTAAGGATTGGCAAGAGTATTGGCGATGATGTCATTGCTGATTTTATCATACAACTTCGTGCCTGTGTAGTTTTGGATGTGTATCTCCTGCGCTATCTTGATGAACTGGATAAATTTGTCCGTGTCCACGTTACCGCCAATCGCGGTGTTGCGAACCAAGTCCTCTCTCTTAATAAATAATGCCGTTGCCATTTCTTATCTGTATTTTAATGAGCCTCTTGATGGCGTGTCAATAGGTCGTGTTTGAGCCGCATCCCATCCGTTAGGAACGAGCTTACTGGTAGGCACTCCTTCTTTGATTGCCTGCTCGGTGCTTACGAGCTTATCATTGTCCAGACCTTCGTTGGGAAGGAACTTGCCACCCTGCCGCTTGCGGAAGTAAACCAAACGCCTCCAAGCGTGATGGCAGAACGCTCCACCCTTCCACTTCCAGATAGAGTACACGCTCTGACCTTCCGGTGCAAACTGACCATTCTCACCGCTAAAGCTCATCATATCTATATCCTCCTTGCGGAATACTGTTCCTCCGTTTGCTGCTCCCACCATCTCACGGCAGAACTCGCGGGAGTTGCTGCTGATGTTACGGGTGTAAGCATAGCGTATCTTGTAAAGTCCACTATCAAAGCTGCTCTTGGATTCCGAGTTACTGAAGTCCTCTACGGCAAAGTTGTACTGCGTGGCGAGGTGGGTGTCCTCATTGTCGGGGTCGTTGACTACCTCATCGCTGATGAGTTCCCATTCTTCTAAATCAACGACCTCACCCTTTCCCCGCAGAGCATCTATCCACTTATGCTCATCTTCTTGGGAGAAATTAGGTACTTCGCTCTTGAACTTGTGCGACTTCATCTGCGAAATAATAGCAGAGGAGTTGCCCTTAAAGAGAGCGTTTGCGACCTGTGGGTCGAACTGAAGCATCTGCACCAAGAACGTGATGGCTTGGTCAACCGTTAAAACGCCATCCTTTACGCTCTGCATAATCTGCAAAGAGCTTGCAATCTGCGCTCCATTGTATGATGCCTCTTTTTGGATTAGCTCCTCGTTGACTTCACTCACTTGCATTGGGTCAATGGATTCGGTTTTAACGCCTGTTGCTTCTTCTACGACCTCTGCATCTTGTATCTCCGTTTCGGTGAACTCCAAAGGCTGAAGGGTCTTGAAGTAAAGGTTTAGGCTGATGTCGTTGTATGACAAGATTTGGTCTATGCCGTCAATGATAATCTCCTGCTTGGGGCGAATAACAAGGTTATCCAAAAGAATAGAAGCGGTCTTTAGTTCATCTGCGTTATTGCCAAGTCCCGAATTATCCTTAATGCCCAAAAGCATCGGGCTTACGATACGATGCGAGACCATCAGTTTCTGTGTTGCCTCTGCGCTCAAGAACTGATACTGCTCCGCAGCATCCGATAGCTGAACGGGGTCAACCGTTGCAGCAAGGTCTTTGTTATCGTTGAACGCAAGGATGAACTTGCCAGAGTTTGAACTACCGCTAAACTTCGTTGCAATCTGCTGCTCAATGGTTCTGCGTTCTTCTTCGCTTGGTACTCCGTTGTTGAAGTTGATTAGCATAGAGGGTGCAAGGCCGTTCTGGATGTTGTTGATGTGGTAGTTGGCAATCTCCTCCTCAAGCTCTGCGTAGGGTAGCCCACCTTGATAGTCTACTGGGGAGTAGTAGTAGAATCCTGCTCGGTAGGGTTTGATGTACAGAATCTCCAAACCTTCCTTACTCGTGCCGAATGCAGGGATGCGTACCGCAGTTTCTTTTCTGCTGCTCACCGCAAGCCAATCCTTTGCGTAGTAGTAAGCCTCAACCTCGCCATCTTCGTTGCACCTTGCGGCTCTCAACGTCTCTACGGGGATGTGCTGCACCTCTACAATCATATTGTGGTCTTGCGAGTACACCACTTGAAAAGAGCATTGCCCCATCATCACATAGTCAGCAACAACCTTCTGCAAGCAAGACTTTGTGAACAAGCCCCTCATCGCTGCGTACTCGCTTGGCTTCTTGCCAGAGTCCGTAGCATCCAAGCCCTTGCCGTAGGTCATATCCATCAACGAGTTGAGGATGGCGTTGTTGGTGGGTGAGCCGTTGTAGCGGTCAATTAAATACCCGAAGTAATCGTTGTTATCTCCGTATTCTACATAGTCCTTCCCTTGCACCTCTTTTACAACCGGTGTGGTATAGGAGCTGAAGTTCACAACGTGGACTTTAGATGATGATGTACTCATTGTCATAGCTTGTTTCTTCGGTGTAGACGTTTTGGTTCACCGTAAATTTCTCGTAATCTGTTTGCGAAGTTACGAATACCCTATCCCGATATATTAGATTTCCCGATGCAAAAACCTTCAAGCCATAGAATCTATTGTTGACAAGGCTGAACGTGCCTGTAAGGGTCATAAAACCATTAGCAGAGGCAGCAGTAACCGCAGGTGTTGCGGTGGTGTTTGTTGATTCATCAATCAGCGCAATCGTAACACTCGCAGGGAATGTGCGAGGTATGATTACTATTGCTTGTGGTGAGGCTGATACTTGAAGGATGTGCATCTTACATAAATAACCTTTTAGTTTGGATTTGTTTGAAAATAGAAAAGGGGCTTACGCCCCTTCAACTATTTCACCTTGCGGTAGATTACGAATTTGAACCTACTACAATGGTATCATTTGCACCTGCAAGTCCTGCGAAAGGATTGGCAGTAGTAGCACCTGCGATGAAGTTAGCAGGAAGTTGCTCCTGTGCTTCCATTGTCAAAGTGTAGCCCGATAGGTCTCCCATACTCGAACCCGTGACTATGCTGCCCCCTGTGACTTCTGCACCGTAGTTCAGACCCATCATAAAGGCGTTGCCGTTGTAGTCTTGCACCACAACATAAGGCCGACCATAAGCAAGCAGCTTCAATTCTTTGTTGTCCTCCTTTGTGAGTTTGGTCAACGTAAGGCTCAAAGTCTGCGTGAAGAAGGTAGTACCATTCTCACGGCTTGAGTTAAAGGTTTGCTCAAAAGATGAGTTACCTTTTACCAAGTATTGGTAAGCAGAGAAAGTACCACTGATGTTGGTAATCTCATCGTTGGTGAGGGTCACCGTACCCAAGTCACCGAAGTCTACAAAGTACACGGCATAAATGCCACCTACTACGTCTTTACAGGGTACTGCCCTGCCTTTTGTTAAATCACAAGCCATTGTTTCTTTGTTTTATTAGAATTAAAAAAGAGGGCGAGGACATAGCCCAAGCCCCCTCTTGATTTACATTAACTCGGATTAAGAGTAAAGGACTACGTCTGAACCGATACCGTACTGAACTCCTGCGAAGAAGCGAAGGATAACACGGATATTGTCTGAACCGTCAAGGTCAGCCATATCAAGTACACGAACCTCGTTACGCTCGTTCAAAAGACCAGTTCCGAAGAATAGGTTTGAAGATTGAGCAGCAACCATCTTGTTTGAAGGAAGGCCGTTTGCCATAGCAACGCGGATGCCATCAAAGAACAAGTCTCCGTTACCATACCAAGTAGTGCCTTTATTGTCAACACCATTCGCTCCAAGACCTGAAGTTCCGAATCCACCAAGCGCACGGACATAAGCCTTTGCTACGTTTTGTGGAACGTAGATGGTCAAGTCCTCCTTGCCGTAAAGGGCAGATGGGATAGCGTCTACAACTTTGCCAAGCTCGGTGATTACGTTAGCAGCAGTCACGGTGGTGGCAGTTACGTCAATAACGTCAGAGTCAGCAGTCATCAATGAAAGGAATCCAGAGAACTCACCTGCACTTGCGGCAGTACCGTTCCAAATGTTCTGCTCAATCTTTTGGGCAGTCTTGGCAGCAACGTGAGCGATAAGGAAGTCGGCAAAAGAAGCAGGGATGCTATCGTAAGCAGAGAAGCCCATCTGACCACCAATCCAAGAATCGTAGTAGTCCTTCTTGCAAAGCTGCAAGTTCACTTGAAATGGCTCAACCTCAAGAATGCGGTCAGTCAAAGTCAAGGTAGAAGTTGCATCAAAATCACAAGTGGCATCTTTTACGATGTCATTGGTGTTCACCTTCTGAAGGGTGGTGCGGTAGTTTACGTTTGGAAGAATCTCAACGAGACCCTTGTCAAGCGTGTCAGCAGAAAGTAATGCAGCAGAGATGTACTTGCTTGCAAACGCTCCTGCATAGTTCGTGGTGATTGAAGTAGTTGTTGCCATTGTTTATTTGTTATTTATTCATTCGTGCAAGGACTCGGTCAATCGTCTTTTCGGGGCGATTAGAACTCATCTTTTGGACTTGCTTTGTTTCGGGGTTGTGCTTGATAGGCTTCGCAGCAGGAGCAGCAGATAGTTCAGCTTTGATAGCTGACATCTCCTCCTTCTTGGCGTATGAACCCATCTCCTCACGCATTGCTTTCATCTCCTCACGCATCATCGCAACTTCTTCGAGAACTTTCTCAATGATTGCGACAACCGCAGGAGCTTCTTCTTTTACTTCCATTTCGGCAAGTTCAGTAGCTTCTTCGGCTTGTGCCTCAACTTCTTCAGCCGCTTCTTCAGCAGCTTCTTTAATTTCAGCGATTACGCCTTCTTCTTCAATGACCAATACACGGCCATCTTCAAGTAGGTGTTCGCCAACTGGAGCAGCAACTCGGTCTTCGCCACTAATGACAAATACTTCGTTGCCTGCTTCAAATGATTCAGCCTCAAGAACTGCTCCGTTCTCAAGTGTCATTTGCGCAAACTGAACTTCACGGATGGAGGACAGCTCGGCAAGGATGCGGTTAAGGATATTGTTTGCTTTCATATCTAACTAATTAAAGGGGTTTTGATTATTTGTAACATTTTTATAGGTCTTGCCATAGCGTATTGGTGGACTCCCATCGGGTGTTGATGGTCTGCCACTCCTCGCCTCGTATCCTAACGCTTATGCCTTGACCCACTAAAGCACCAACGCCTTGTGCCTGCAATGAGCCATCGCAGCAGTTGGACTTGTAGGTGTTGTCTTTGCATAAGCACCCACGCCTTCCACCTCTCGGTGAAGCTACGGGGAGTTTCTGTGGTCTATACATTCTTTAGGTCTTCTTTATGGTATAGGTACTCGCTATCTTCGGTATGGGTTGCACCAGTCATAAGTCTGCCATCGGCATCCTTGTGCGTTAAACCGGTGTAGAGTTTGCCGTCTGCGGTGTAGTGAGGTACGCCTACTGCAAGTTCAATCTTGCCAAGTTCTTTGAGCTTGGATTCTGCCCATCGCTTGCCTGCAAGACCTCCCCATAGCAGGAACGATATTGTGCCACAGGCTTCGCTATTGCTTTCATCGTAGTATTCTTCGGCTCTTGATAGGTATGAGTACATCCGTGTGATGGTCTCTACGCTCACAGGCTTGCCCTGTGCGAGCTGCTGCGCCCTTACCTTACCGACAGGCGTTGCACACTTGTTGCCGTTCTTCTCGTTTAGCTCAATGCCACGCTTGGCGTTGTCCTTCACCGCATCGGGGTAGTCGGCATAAGATTCCATCTCTATGCGCTTGCCCGTCTTTTTGCGCCCATCTCTTTTGATGATAGCGACAATCTGCGATAGCATCAACGCTGCTTCCTGCTCCTCTATTTGTGCCATCTCTTGCTTGGCAAGGTTTAGCTTGTCCACAAAATACCCCTCAATGCTAAAGCCTTTGACCTTTCCCGTCTTGACAAAGTTTGTCCAAATCTCTGGGTTGTTGACTTTCATAGATACCATCCACGTTCCAACAGGCAAATCAAAGCCGTACTTCTTGCTCTTGTCGTGGACTTCATCTTCTATAATCCACGACTCTACAACCGTCAATCCGTTGATGCCTACTTCGTGTTCAAGCGTAGCGTTGTTCTGCTTGGACTTCTGAAAGAACATCTCGCTTGCTTTGCGAATGGTGGCTTCGCTGAAGTAAACGTAGAACTCCTCTTGCCCCTCTGCTCGGTAGATGGGCTTATTAGGTACGAGTGCTGCTCCCATAAGGATGCGCTTCTCATCGCTCTGCGTAGCGAACTCAACCCGTTGTGAGTTCAGCGCAATGAAGTCCTCCTCAATAGCAGGATATTCTACAAGGGAGATTGCGTCAATGCCCGTGAGCAGCATTGATTCATCAAGTATTAGTTCAATTAGTTTCATCATCCGAATGTTGCGGTTCTTACTCTTTGGCGTTGTAGTTGTTGCGAGGTCGTTACGTCACCACCCACAACGTATGCACGGATAGGTTGTTGGAACTGCCCACCTATGCTCTGCGCAAGTTGGTTTACTCCACCCTGTCCTACGACATTAAATTGTGGTGGTTGTGATGGCGCAGAAGGGGAGGTGATTGTTGCAGGCGGTGAGCCTCCTCCTGTTGGTTCTGCTGCATTGATGTTGCGGATGGATGCAACGGTTGTTGCTGCGAGTGCTGCTAATTGTATGCCCCTGTTTATTGAGCCAAAAGGCTCTGGTAGGGAGGTGCTATTCTTAAAGATTCCGACTGCTGCTTGCGCTGCATCTACAATTACGTTTGCCGTTGCTACGGCCTTGCTATTCTTAAATACTGCACCAAGCGCACCCTGCACCGCATCAATGCTTTGGTTTACCATTGCAGCCTTTGAGTCTTGTGCTGCCTTCTCTAATGCGGTTGTAGCATCCGTTGTCTTTTTTGTGATGGCAACAATCTCTGCTGACTGCTTTTCTTCAAGAGCAACCCTCTGCTCTGCCGACAACTCATCCAACTGAAGCAAGGCGAAGTACTTATCACGGACTGCGTTTATCTCACGTTGTTGGTCGGTGAGTAGGGTCTCAAATGCCTTATCTAAAAGCGCACCCTGTGAAACTGCATAGTCAGAGGCTGCCTTCTCCTGCAACGCTGCAAAGGCTTCTTCGGCTTTTATCTTCTCATCGGCTGCTGCTTTCTCCTCTGCCCTTAATCCCTTTACTTCAGTACCAAGCCTGCGCTTGCGAGCGATGCTCGCCTGCTCTAACTCCGATACACGAGCCTCTGCCTCTGCAATGGCTACCAACTGCTCCTCGTTTGTTTCTGATATTCTCGCTTGCGCTTGAAGTGCTGAAAGCCTTAACTTTTGGTTTTTGATTTCTTTGGCTGCGACTGATTCTTCTAACTCCCCTGCTTTTAGTACCGCAGCGATACGCTCCTCTGTGCTTTTGGTTAGGTCATCAGCAACGAAGCGAGCCTCTGCAATCTGCTTGTTTGCCTTTGCACGTTCTACAATGAGCGCACGTTCTGCATCTTCTACATCGTTTAATAGTCCTGCGACTCTTGCTCCCTCTTTGGCTGCTGCTGCTAATGACTTGCTAAATTCAACCGCAGCCGCACCTGCTGCCGCAACCTTATCGGTTACGTTCTCAACTCCAAGTGCAATCTTGCCTGCGGCATCAGCAGCCGTCTTTGCTGCTGCGGAGAACTCACCCTTTAATGCAAGACCGATTGCTTTGCCAAGAGCAGGCAGCAACTCCAAAAGCCCCTCAATGCGGTTGGTGATATTTTCTTTTAGCAGCTTGCCAAAGTCCTTGAGGGCTTGCTGCGGATTCTGGAATGCCTCAAAGAGTTTCTCGCCAAGTTTAACGAGTACATCCGTCAACTTGCCAACGACTGCACCAAGTGCGCCAAGAACAACCGCTAACGCATCACCACCACGTTCCGTGTTCTTAAAGTAAGTGACAAGCGATGTTACTGCGACAAGCAGCGCACCCAATCCCGTAGCAATGATTGCTCCTTTAAGCGTACCGAATGCTTTTACCGCACTACCAATACCGCCCTGTAAGCTCTTGAACGCAGATACTGCACCGCCTGTGCGCTTATCAAGTGCCTCAAGACCGCTACTGATAGCCTCGTTTGTCTCTTTGGCTTTTGTCTGGGTCTTGTCAGCCTCTATCCCTACGGCTTTAAGCGCAGCGATAGCGGATGTAGCATCCCCTTTAATCTCAATTATTTCAACTGCCGCCATTGTAGCTTAATATATTCGTTCCATCCTTCGGGGAGTTTGTGCTTGCCTTTGGCGATTTCAACGCAATCACCTGCTCCAATCCACTCCTGTGAGTTTAGTATTTCAATTAAATAACTTAAATAGGTTGGCTTCATACTACGTTAAGGAGTTCAAATGTTGCTTTGCCTGTGGTCATATTCAGACTCACGTTGTTAATTAGGTACTTGGTGTTGTTCCAAATGATTGCATTCTGAAGGTTCAGCGTGATGATTTTACCGATAGGCAGCACCGCTTCCACGTTGTACAACCTGCGTTGCTTGGCGTATAGGTCGGTGATGTAGTTGCTCCACTCGTTGTTGTAAAGAGTTCGGTTTACCGATTGCAGGTGGTACGGGTCTATGTCTGCGCCAAACGTGATAGTATGCGATGCCCCTGCGCTTGAGTAGCGGTTGGAGGTGTTGGCGTACCAAGCAACGGTGACCTCCTCGCTTGTGTTATTATCAGCGTTTACAAATGCCACCGAGTTGGCCGATAAGTCGTAGTCATCAAAATAAGCATAAAATAAGATAGGCGCACCCAAGTAGGGATTAAACGTGCCATCCTCATTTGTCTCACTTGTGATGCTTTTATAGACAAGTACATTCGTAAGAGTACCTGTCTCTCGGTCTGTAAGCCTTTCAAATAGTGGACATTCAAACGGCAGTTCAATCAAAAACTCATCGCCATCAAAAGTGAAGTCAACATTCAAATCACCATAGCCTACGTTGTTTGTTTGTTGGTATTGGAAGCCAAGTATCTGCTCGGTAGGTTGGTACTTAAATTCTATCTCCCTGTAAAGCGGTGGGCGGTTTACCACATACTCGGTTATGTCTAAATACTCTTGGTAGTCTTTGTCGCTTCCTGCTGCGTACCAATCATCCAACGGCTGAAGCAAGAAGCTCGTAGATGTAGTTGGCACAATCACCATATTGTACATCTTCAGAATCCCTGCCAAGAAGTCCTTTACCTTTATTTCGGGCATAATGTCTTGCACTACCACTTGAAAGGAATAGCTTGCAGATGCAGTTTGGTCAACTGAAAATTCACTTGTTGAAGTAACGGAATCAATACCCGAATAGTCCGTGCATTGGTAGGTCATTGAAGTTGGCTGCTGTGGTCTAATAAACAACTGCACTTGCGCTCCTGTACCAAAGCCCAAAGAGGCCATAGTTGTAGTCACCGAAGATGCGGGGTGAGCGTTGACCTTAACCGCATAATCAAAAACCCCACCCTTAAAAACTGCAAGTTCATAGTTCTCACTTACGTCTTTCATTGTGATTTGCAAATCGTAAGGAGCGTCATCGGGGACAGTCCAAGTGTCTGTGGCTAAATTAAACTGCGAACCGCTACCCGTATTGCGATTCATATTTATGAGTTGGTATTCTATGTCGTTACCACTCGCAAATAGATACCCCTCGTATCGGTGCAGCCATAGCGACAAATCAACAAACGGAGTAGCAGCCAAGAACGCACCCGTAAACGTGATGCCGTACTTCTGCTCCATTGCATCAAGAATAGCCGTCACCTTCAAGGCAGGCTTTAACTCGTAGTAGTGTATGCCGTGTTGTTCACTTGCGCCTTTGTAGTGAAGGTTGGAATCGTTTTTATCTGCGGCATCAGAATCATAAAACCAATTCTTTACAGGGCTGCATAGCGGATAAAACAACGGAGCGTAGGTATCGGTAGTAAGCCTATCAAATACCGCAGTATCGGAGTATTGGTGGTTTAGTTCTGCAAAGTCAAGGTCGTACAGATAGTCCTCGCCAAACAAATCAACAAGCGTTACAACATCCCCATAAAACGTCAAGGTGTAAGCGTACGGCTCTGTGCCTTTGAGTTGCACGTTCTCTACCTCTATCACCCCTGTGCGGAATGGCAAGGAGTTTATTTCAATTCTTGCTGCCTGTCGCAGCCTGCCATCAAAAGTATTGGCAACAGAGGTGCTTGTTGCGCCTGCGTTCCAAGCCGTGTTAAAGGTATTCCAAGTGATGCCGATGCTATTCCATACCGGTGAGCCTCCCGTCTCGGTAGTGATAACCGAACTTGTGATGTTAGCGTTGTAGTAGTGCTGAAGTATCTCGTTATTGCGTGGGCTTGCAGGGATAGTGAACCCCTGCGTGAAGTCCGTGAACACCTTGCTGATGTCCTGCACGTTCTGTACCGACAGGTTGATGCTTATCTCCTCATCATCAAAAATGTCAAGCCTAAAGCCATTGACGTAAATATCAACCTTGTTCATCGTACCAAGCTGCGCTCATCAAAGCCAAAGTCAAAGGACATCGTGTAATTGATAAGTTTCGTATTCACACTCTTTTGGTACTCTATCGTTCCCCGATTGGGAACTGCACTCACCCAGTTGCTATTGGTATAGACCGCAACATATTCGCTCATCAAAATGTCCTCAATCGTTTCATCATAGTCTTGGTCAACGAACCCTGTGTTTAGGGTTAGGGTGTTGCGAGAGTTGACGTTAAAGGATTGATACTTGCCTACCTCCAATGAAGGGGTGGTGAAGCCATCGTTGTAGATGCTCTTTTGGTAAGAGTCCTGCGTGAAGTTACCGCGCTCATCGCTGCGCTTGAAGAAGGTGATAAAGTCAGCAACTCCAAAGCGGTTGATGAACGCCACCTGTACAGGAGTGTACTTCGCCTCACATTGAACATAGTACCTCACCGTTCCAATCGTGGTATTTGATGCGTTCTTTAGAATTACATCGTAGTACTGCCCTATGCCACCATTAGGTTGTGCGCTCGGCTTTAACTCGGAAGGCAAAAAAGGATTGTTCTCAAGGTTTGCTGCGCCAACGCCTGCATAGATTACAAGGTTTTGTGAGTTGTTGGTTGCGCGTGTTGGTGGGGCGGTGCTGACGGAACTCACATAAAAATCATCAGAATCACCACTCTGCCAACTGATAACAATTTTCGCAAGAGCATTGGCATTGCTATTGTTAATCGCAAGGGATTCGTAGTTACCGACAAGCACCTGCCGATTGCGATTCGTGGCAAGCACGGGTTGAGATACCGCAACAGGAGCGATGTTATCACGGGTTGCCCATCCATCAGTCGTTAGGTATGCGTAGGCGGTAGGGGATTCATCTGGGAAGGTTGCGTTGGCGGGTGCTGCTCCGTTATTAGAGAATGTCACAGAGCCTTCGGGTACTATCCACAACGCCTCACCCTGTGGGCTTTGCGTGTAGCCTATGTCATTCCATACGCTGAAGTCGTGGTAGAACTCCGAGCGCACAAGGTCGCTGATTTCAAAGTTGATGACTTGGTTTATTGAATAGTCTTTGCTCAACGAGTAGTTAAACGAACCCGATGCAGCAAGGACACCTGTGCGAATACGCAAGTTTAAGTCCATCTCTGTGAGCGTGTCAAGAGCAAGAGCGTTATTCTTTGCCGTGATAAATTGTGGGCTTCTTGCCATTGCAAGGCTGCTCGGTGTGGAAAATACAGGTGTACTCATTGTGTTTTTAGAAACTATTTTTTATTGCGTTAGCAATATCTGGTGGCAGTTTGTTAAATGCGATATTAAATGGTGTGCTAAAGAACTTCGTTGCAGGAATTCCCTGCCGATATACGGACTCACGGACTGCAAAAGGATTTAGCCCTTTGCTCTCTGACCAAGCCTTGAATGCAGACACAGGAGGCTTCTTGTCCTTGTAGGCAAATGGACTGTTGGGTGCTTTTTGCCTCCATATCTTGCCCTTGTTGTTTCGCCTGTTGAATGCACTCGTAGTCCTTCTCGTGCCTCCTGCGCCCTTTACTCCTTTGTCTTGGAACTCACCATAGTCCTCCATAAAGAAACTCATTGAGAACTTATCATTTGAGTAGTACACGCTATACCGAAGGGAATTGTAAAGGGTCTTGTTGAAGTTGTGCTTTCCTTTGGTGAGGTTGGTTCTCGCCTGCTGAATGACATATTTGCCAAAGTTAATTAGCACCGCAGCAACCAAGTCCTCCCGTGCCATTTTAGCAGACGCTTATCTCGGTGTTAGCAAGCAGCACATCAAAGGTTGCAGTCCATCCTGCAAGCAGGTTCTCGAACCTCTCGCTGAAGGGAACGCAAGAGGCAGTACCATCCAACTGATAAAGGTCGGTGTACAACGTACCCCTGCGCAGTTCTGTGATGACATCGTTGATGACCGCTAACTGGGTGTTCAAGATATCCTGCTCATTGCTAACCCCATAGAACGGCTCTGCCTGTAAGCGTGGATTCTCTTTGGTTTCATCTACCAAGTCCATACAAACAAGGCTTACATTCATACGGACTATCTGTCCATCAAATGTTGCTTGGTTGATGATGATGTGACTCAAGGGGAAGATGGTCTGCTTGTTTAGGTCTATGTCAAAAATATCCCCTGTCGTTACCACGCTGACTTGGCTATGCGCCTCAAGGGTGTCTTTCAGCTTGGTGGTGATGTCGTAGAACTGTCTCATTTTATTGACTTCTTTATTAGGTCGTTTTCAACCTCTTGCTTTTGCTTTTCAAAGGTGAGGAAGTGTAGGCATTGGTGGATGGAAAGTTGTGTAATTGACTCAAACTGCCTAATGTCTCCCTTAGCGAGTTGATAGATTGTTGCATACCATCCCCATTGCTTGGCGAATTGTCCTTGCTTGGAGTATTCGTTTGACTCTTCGCCTCCAAAGAGGTCAGCATAGCTTGCAGTAACTCGTTCCCTAAATGCCAAAAAAAAAGCGTTGCGCCCATCGCAACATTCATCGGGGCTTGCTTCATCTGCTCCGAGTACTTGCCTGCTCCCTCGTATGGCTCTATCAGGTACCGATGCTTGACCTCGCTTGTGATAGGGCGATACAATACCGCCATCGCTTTGTGCAGGTCTTGTACGTCTTGCAGGTAGCCGTCAAGGTCAACGAACTCACCGTAGGTGATATTGTCAAGCTCTGGTATGAACCCGTACTTGGTGTCCCCCATCGTGAAGGTTGGCGTGAGGCTTGGCTTCTCGTTTATCATCGCACTAATGTGCTTGCTGATATGGCTCACATCTTTGATGCGTACGTTAGGAAGATTGGCAAGAGGCACTCCGCAGAATATCTCAAGCATCTTGTGTGTCAAGAACTCCTCATCGCCCTCAAGCCTCGCAAAGCGTTGGTATTGGTCAAGCGTTATCTCCGACAGGGAGGTGGGTACAATTACCTTTAGTTCCATTATTAAAATAACCTTTTAGTTTTAGCGTATGGCATACCTTCCAAAGTTAGGTCTGCTGAGTTTGTTGTAGGTCGCATAGCGAAGAGCATCAATGGCGTGGTTGAATGCATCAATGGGGCGATTAAGTAGGTTGCCGTTCTTATCTTCTACCCATTTGTAATTCTGAAGTTCCTTGATTAGGTTGCTGCTTCGTGGGGTTACAAATAGCTTGTGCCGCTTCAGCACGTCAATACCCACTATGACGCTATCTGCGCCCTTCTGCGTGGGTTTCACGTTCCACCCCATACGATGCAGCTCCTCAATAGATTTGGGTTCAGCAGAGTCAGCATATATCTCCGTACGTCTGTCAAGCCCAAGTGAGGCAAGTACGTTGCTAATGTCGGGATTTGTCATCCCCGTGCGGTAAATCAACTCATCCACATAAAGGTTGTCCCCCGACTTATAAACTGCCACAAGTGCAGTTGGGTCGTTGGTGTAACCAAAGTCCATCCCGTGACATAAGAGCGTGGCATCCGTTGGTATCTCTGCCTGCCCGTATTGGAAGATGGTGGCTCTGCTCATACCACGTTCTCCTAATCCATAGATTCTCCAGTAGTCATTGTCCGTATGTTGCAGCCTTTCTATCTCCTCCACGATTGAGGCATCCAAGAACGGATTGTCAAGGTAGGTGGACTGGATGTAGGTAACGTCATCCCTCGTTAGCAGCTTATCGTATATCCAATGGAATGCATCTGAGGGGTTGTAGTCAACCCATATCTTGCCTGTGGTACGAATCAAGAGCTGAAAGAAATCCTCCCAAGTAAGTTCGTTGGCTTCATTGCAGAATAGGTAGTCACGTCTTGCTCCTCGTTTCTTCTGCGGTTGGTCAAGGCTGATAAACTCAAAGAGGTTGCCATTCAACTCGTAGGTGTAGTCGCTCTTGTTATGCCGTGCCTCATCATAGAGACCGTTGGCATTTAGGATTTCAAAGAAGTCACGATAGGCCGTCATCTTCAGAGACGGCAGAGACTTGCGCACAATAGAATACACCTTGCCCCTATCCTCCATCGCCATCACGATGAGCATCTGCAAAAGCGAGTAGGTTTTACCAGAACGGCTGCCGCCTTGATTGACTACTATCCGAGTTGGTGCGGTGTAGTTCTTCTCAAAGAGTTCGCTACTCTTTAGGTTTAGTTCGGACAATCTCTACCTTGATTTTCGTTAGCTCATCCGATACCTCGTGAGAGTTCTCAACCCTTGCGAGTTTAGGTGTCGTGTACTCTGCCATCTTGTTCAAGAGGTCAAGTGCGCCCTTTGGGTCATCGGCTGCAACCTGTGTCAACCAGATGGTCATATTCTCAAGATTGGCTTCTATGAGGGTTTGGAATGCCTCTCTGATTTTGTTTGTGGTCTTGTTTGGTGTTCCCGCAGGGCGGCCTGTGTTGCCTGCGATGAACCTGCCTTTGTCATCTTTCATATCCGTTTAGTTCCGTTATTTTCGGTTTATGTCTAAATAACCCTTTTAGAGAGGTGGTGGTTGTGTGTTGCTTGAAGTCGCTCCTTCCATTCTTTAATATCGCCATAAGCAACGTGACAGGCTCGGCATAGAGCCATAAGATTTTCTATCCGGTCAGCGAGCTTGCTACCGCCCATCCCTCTGGACTCTATGTGGTGGATGTCAACGGCAGTACCTCCACAGACCTCACAGGCAATCCACGAATTTGTATCGTAGCCAAATGCCTTTAGATAGACCTTCGTATGGTTTTTCACTTTTGGTATATCCAACAATCATCTATAAAGGTGGCGTGAGGCAGTAGCTCATCTACCGCTTGGATTACTCCCTTCCAATGTTCGTGGTAGTCATCTCCTGCGATGTAGCCTCCCTTCTTTACTTTGGGAAGCCATAGCTTGATATCTTCCTTTACCGCCTCATAGGAATGGTCAAGGTCTATGAATACCACGTCTAAAGATTCTGCCTTGAACTTCTTTGATGCTGATTTGGATGTTGCTTTGATTGCCTTGTACTTGCGCTCACCCATATTCTCGGTAAAGAGCTTGTAGATGTCTTGGGTCTTTGCAAGCCGATAGAAGGAGTCTATGTACTCTGCCGTTCCCTTGAAGGAGTCTATGATTGTGATTTCTTGGGATGTTGCTTTGTCGCATAGGTAAGCCGATGACTTACCGAGCCACGCACCCAACTCTACGAATGTGCCGTCTTGGGGCATATTGGCAAGGAGGTAGTCGTATGCTGCTTGGTGGTTGAACCACCCGTCTATGTCTTTTGATGCTTTCATTTTAGTGCGTTATAGTAACAAAGGTACTGCTCTACGCAGATAAGTGTTCCCCGTTCGGATGCTGCTTGGGCAAAAGTACCATCTGCCTCGTACGTCATCTCAAAGCGTAGGTTGGGCAGGTCGTGGGGTTTGAACATATAGCAGGCGGTATCTATGTTCCCGACTCTCGGTTGGTCGGTAGGGCGTAGCCTGCCAACTTGTCCCCACGTCACAATAGAGCAGTCAAGGCTATGCAGGTTGCTCCACTCCTCAAGGAACTTTGGGTGCAGCACATTGTCATCATCAAGGTAGTAAACCCAATCTTCTTTGGTAAAGGAATCAGCATACAACTCAAGGAACTCGTTGCGTAGAGGGTGTCCCCAATCACCTGTGCGGTTGGAGTAGTGTGTGATTGATGCGCTTGTTGCTCCCTTGTAATTGGTAGAGGCATCCATCATCACCACCCACGTTGCGTATTCGGGTATGCCTTGTTTTAGCCTTACAAGGTTTTGAGGGCGTGAGCAGGGCGTGACTATGTAAAGCATCGGAGTTCGTTTATCTTATCCATCGTGAAGTCCTGCACATACTCATATAACGATTCCGTTAGGTCAGCCACTTGGTTGGGGTTTTCTTTTAGCCTCTTGATTGCTCCTGCCCATTCGCTTGGGTGTTTGATAGCAATGCAGTTCTCTTTGGTGATGTAGGGTGAGTAGGGTTGGGTGTTGCTCACTATCATAGCGCATTTGCTAAACCCTGCCTCAAGCATCTTTAGGTGCGACTTGCACTTGGCAAACTCGGAGGTCGTAAGCGGCACAAGGCTCACGTCAAAGAACTCGTAGAGCTTATGGTAGTGTGTTGGTGGCATCGTTGGGAGCTTGTATGCTGCTTTCATTATCTCCGCATACCCATCAACATCCGCTACATAAGATTCATAACCCTCAAGATTGATGGTTGACTCCTTCACATCTAATGCGTGGTGATTGCCTCCGATATATCCAAAGCGTACTTCATCGCTTCGCTTACGCTCTACCTGCCACGTTGGTACGCTGATGGCATTGGGGATGATTCGGATGTTGGTGTTATACTTCTTGACCTTTGAGGCGAGGTGCTTGTTTGTTACCCACACCTCATCTGCTGCTTTCATAGAGCGAATAATTTTCATCTTCATCTGCTCCGAGTACACCCCAAGCAAAGGATGCGTGGGAGGTAGCACCCACCAATCGTCATTGTCAACGATTAGCTTGATGCCCTCCTTACGGCAGAGCTTTACAAAGTCCTCAAACGGCTCAACAGGGAATACCCGTGAGGTAAAGATGTGAGTTACTTTAGGCCATATTTCGGGGTCAATGTCCGTAATCTTTTCAATAAAAAAGACATCTACATCCTTGTGGCATATCAAGGGTGCAAATGTCCTGTGGTGGCTTACTCCAGAGTTCTGCTTGTGGAAGGCAAGCACAAAGGGTCTAATCATAAATTAGCCTCTTGGTCTTTATACCATTGCGCCATCGCTTTGCGGTCTAAATACTTTACCCACATCCGAGCTGCTACTGCTCTGCGTTGGGGCTTGAAGGGGTAGGTGCTACGGAGCTGCGCCATCGCTATCCTCATAAATTGGTCTTGCATTTTACACTTTGTTTGGTTTTCATTTTACACTTTGAGTTGTTGCAAAAAATGCAACAGTTCATTTCTCTTTGGTGTTAAAGGTTTCGTTGTAGTATTCCTCACATTGAGAACCCGATGTTGGAACCCACTGTCCGCCATCCCAATAGGCATTCTCAATCTCCTCCTTGTGCATTGCTTTGGCTTGTAGCAAAATTGCTCCAATGACAAGTTGATTACCACTTGGGATTAGTTTTTCCAATGAGGTAATTGCAAATTCAATACTGCTCTGTTTCATTTCTCTTTGGTGTTAAAGGTTTTCAATTTCCTTGTAGTATTCTCTAACCTCATTTTTAGTTAGGGGCTTTACCCAATCCTTGCTTGCATATACAGGCATTGATTTTCTACCGTGAGGCTCTACTACAATTTCATCTTTATCGCATTGTGATTGTAATTCCACATCAGATACTGATGCAAGAACCCATACTAATGTTTCGTTTTTTATTTCGTCAGTTATTTTCATTTCTCTTTTGTGTTAAAGGTTTCTACTTCTTCCGCACACTTTGTGCAGTATGAGTATATTCCGTTCTCGCTAACTTTTGTAGCGATAGTTGGAACAGTGCATTTGCATTGGTTCATTTCTCTTTGGTGTTAAAGGTTAATATCCCAATAGTACTCGCACTTGCCGTTCTTGATTGGTACTTCAAAAAAGAAAGATTGGTACATTCCTGTGGTAGCGGTGAAACGGTAGCAGGTTTCTTTTAGGGCGCAGCCCTCTCCTGTGCATTTGGTGATGTCTGTCATAACGTGCCAACAATAGTGTAAGAATCCAAGTCCTCACCCAAGATAAAGAACTGCTTGTACAATTCTATTGCCTCCATAGTCTTGCGCTCACCCTCTGCCACAAACTCGGGGCTAACGGAGTAGATGCCTATGTCCAGACTTCCTTTGTCAATAGCGATAAAAAAGAACTTGTCTATCGGTACGCCAAAGAGTCGGGTGTAGATGAACGCTTGTACATCGTAGCCGTACTTCTTTGCAGAATAAGGGAACGCCCGTAGGTCGGTTGTTGTTTTTAAGTCAGCCAAGAACCCATCAGCATAGATGTCAGCCTTTGCCCTAAAAGGCAGGCCGCCAATCATACCAATTTTAGGTACTTCAAACTCGCAGCCTGTGATAAGACCAAGCACGTTCTCGTTGCGCAGAAGCGCATCAGAGATACGTTGCGCCTCGTTGTACTCTTTACGGGTGCAAAGGTTACGCTTGCCTTTAGCATCCTGCCACGCTTTTGCGTTCTTGCTCTGGACTTCTATCACCTCGTAGTCCGCTACTTTGTGCGGCTCAAGGGTCATCAAGTGTACCAAGCGACCTACTGCAAATGCATCGGAGTCATCGCTGCCATACTTGGTAACGTAGTGGTAGGTCTTGGGTGATGTCAGCAGCAGCTTGCAAGCACTTGAGGACAGGGCGTTCTTGCCGAGTACCCCATAGTAAAAGTCATCATCCTGCATCTTCTCAAGGACTGTGTCCATATCCCAAGTGCTGCCGTCTAAAAGTTCTATAATTTTCATTTTGTTTCGGTATTGAATGCTGCTTCGTACCATTGGTCAAAAGTCAGCTCATTGCGTTGACCTGCGTAGTAGGCCAAGAGAAGTTGGTTGCGCTCAATTTCTTGAAGAAGATTGATAGAGCTTTCGTGGATTTTTGTTGTGCCATCAGTCACGGGGTAGTGACGGAGCATTTGTGTTGTGGTTTTCATTTGATTGGTTTTATTCTTCTGATGCTACGGTTGTTGCCCAATTCAGCCACTTGGCGTAGATGTCATCGGCAAGTTTGGGGGCTTCTCCATAGATGGATGTGGTGGGGTAGGCTACGGTGTTAGTGTAGCCATCCTCGTTGTAGGTCTCCTCAACGTAGGTGATTTCCATCTCATAGTTGTAGAAGTCAGCAACGTGAACGTAGCCGAGCCACTTGGCAAGAATCTCATCGGAGTTCTTGTTGTCGGGGTCGTAATCCTCAAGGGCATCCCAATAAGACTGTGGCAAAAGGTCGGCATCTTCAAGCCAGAACTTTAGGTCGTTGTAGGTGAATGTCATCTTACAGGCTTATTAGGAATTCAACAAGGGCAAGGCTGCCAATAAGGGTAAAGATAATCGCGGCAGAGGCGATTGTCTTGGCGATAAGAACTTTGAATTGGTACATCTGATTGGTTTTATAGGTTGATGTTACGATTGCGAAGCGTTTGCTTAAACATTTCTTTCATACCAAAAGCGTTCTTCTTGTCCGTTCTGGTAGTAGCAGTTTCAAGTTTCGCAGACCAAGTGTTGTAAAACTCAAGTAGGCGTTCAGTAGATAAATGTTGCATAATGATTGGTTTTAGAAAGTGAATGGTCGGTCTAACGCACAGGCAAGAGAACGATTGATAAGCTTGATTTTGCTTTCCCAATACGCAAACCATTCCGCATCGTTTGGGTTGGTTGCGTCAATGCCTTGTAAATGGCTCTTGGCTCTTGTGAGTTGAATGTGCTTCAGCTCAACGTAGTCTAATGTTTCTTTTGTCATTCTGATTGGTATTAAATGTTTATCAAATATATAACAAAATAATTAATTACCAACAATGCAACAAAAAAAAGAGGACTACTTGCCCTCCTTCCATTGTGTGTAGCAAACTGCTACTGCTTGGTCTTTGTCTGGGTACTCGCTTCCGATAGCCTCCAAGCAGCGTTGGATGTATTCGGATTGCTTCTCACCGCTTTGTACTTTAGGAATTGGCATATATCATTTTTGCTTTTGTTAAATTTAAGAAACCAACAACTTTATCTACCTTCTCTTTTCTTGCAAAGTCGGTTGTTGCAGGCATTTTTTTGGTCTGCCAATCTATTTGCATTGCAGACAAATTAAAAACATAGATTCCAACCGGTGTGGAATTGATGTATATCGGAGTTGTTCCGTATTTCGTGGCACGACTTATTAGATTATCATACTTCATCTTCTCAATAAGCAAATCATCGTAGTGCGTTCTCCTGCACTTTAACTCTATGTCATATTGATATTTTGCAGAGTAACAATCCCAATGCGACATAGGCTCATCGCTCATCTCTAAATCGGGTAAATGATTTTTTTGGAGATAATCAAACAACTCCTGCTCGCTCATCAGTAAGCGTTGTATAGGGTCTCAAGCTCCTGCACCCTACCACGCAGGCAAGAGCCGCAGTTGGTTGGCTTTACCGAATCCTTAAAGACTCGGTTGTAGATTCTATTCACTTCCGTCTGCTCAATGGCGGTAACGGTGTTTCTGCCTCGCATCTTGCCAATGAACTCGTACTCCTCTTTGGTCAAGCACTCGGGCTTCCTGTACCGAAATATCTTGTTCAGTTTCTCCTTGCGGGCATCGCATCCGCAGTCCACGCCTGTGGTTTCGCTAAACCAATCCACCGCAGCCTTGATGCCTGTGGCAGTTGTGATTTGCTCAATGGTATCACCCAAGCCGCTTGGCTTCTTTGTACGCTTCGTAGGTGTCTTGGCAATCTTCTTGGATTCGCTCTCTTGCATTTTTTAGTGTGTTGAAAATTGAACGTGCTGAAATCTTGGTCTCATCCGCTAAAGTACGGATTGACATATCGGTGTTGTGGTATAGTGCAAATATCTTTTTATCGTACCAATGCCAGTCCGTCTGGGTACTCCATACCTTATCATAGAGTTGGATTAGCTGAACCTCTGCATCTTCGTTGGCATCTTCATAGATAAAGTCCTCAAGGATGTCCACGTCAACGAACTCAAACCTTGACCTTGTGCGCATCAGGGTAGCGTACATATTGCGCAGGGTGACGTAAACAAAAAAGGTATTCACCTCCGTCTCGGAGTACATTATTTTCTCCGCGTCATCAACGTATTTGTACAACCTAACGTACATCTCCTGCACAAGCTCTTGGGCAAGGTCATCACTTGCCCCGAAAGACTTGCACATCCGAATCCAATCCGTCTGTCGCTTTGCTAATACTGCGAGGAGTTCCAACTAATCTCAAAAATAATTACAAACAAAGCAAATTGCAGTTCGTGTTGTAAGTCCTCGCCATCTTGGTCAGTCGTGGAGGCGTAGTTTACGCCAAGCAATAATCCTGTAAGAGGCCAAATGTTTACTTCAAAATTCATCAAAGGTGCGTTTTAGAGTTAGATACAATTCCTTGTATTTAGATAACTCCGCAACGACTTCGTTTAGTTTATTTAGTTCAACCTGCAAAGATTGAAAGTCGGGCTTGTCAATGCAAGCCATCGGGTTCTCCTCAAGAACACAGCAGGCAACCTTGTAGTAGTGCTGATAGTCCCCATACATAAGCCTGTCCTTGTGCATCCTTACGGCATAGGCTACCGAGCTATGGTCTTTATCTATGGCCTCCCCTAATTCGTGGAGCGTAGCGTGGTTTCTGAATGCTGATACGAATGCTGCTCTTGCGGTGGATTCTTTATGCGCACGGCTTCCATTGTCTTGGAATCCCAGACGGGCATAGTACTGTTCTTTGCTTACTTTTAATTGGCGTATTTCAAATGGTCTCATTAGCATTTGCAGCGTTTCGCTCTGCCCTCGTTGTAATTGGTTATTATTTTAGTCATCGGCATAGTGTAGTGCTTGTGGTCTGAAAGTCTCTTAAACTTCATCTCACTCGCCCATTCCACTAAATTGTCATCCTTGTCTTGGATTATTGTAACATCGGTAACAAGGTAGTCTACTCCGTCTACTGCAAAGCATTCGTACTTCTGAAAGGGTGAGAGGATTTGCTTCATAGCGAGTCCTCAATTATCCCTTGAAGGCGTTGTATCTCGTAAATCATTTGCTCGCTATCAATCCGCAGCTTGGCGTTCGCCAAGTACATCTCGTTCATCTTGCCCTCTGTGAACTGGCGGTAGTCAATGAACTGCTGCAAGAGTAGGTCTGCGTAGTGGCAAGACATAACGTGGTGCAGGATGTCATCTTGTACCTCTCTGCCTTTTGCTTTGTCTGCTGCTTGCTGCGCCAACCACATCGCAGTACCTGCAAGCATCAACTGCTTCTCCCTAATGTATAGGTCGTGTGAGTCATCAGAAGGGTACATCGCTCGCAGGGGTTTCATCAGTTTTAATTGGCAGCAAGTTACGCCCGTTTATCACGAACCCAACATTACCTAACACGCTCTGTAAAACAAGCGGAGTTTCAAGGGGCGTGATGCGCCCTCCAGACTCCATCTCCTTGACCTTACGAACGTGGATGTGCGTGTATATCCAATCTGTTTCGTGAGCAGCGAAGCGGTGTATCACAATCACGCAGTCGCTACGATTGCCCCACTTACCCCCTCCTTCAATGTCTGAAGTATTGGGAGGCATAGCCATACCCTCATACTTATGGCCTTTGTAGAATGTCTTGCGCATCGCTTCGGTAACTGGGTGTGCGTTTACGATTGTGGTGACGTTGTTCTGATGCGCAAAGACCCGAAGCGCAGAGGCTACCTCGTAATGGTATTCGTGCATCCCTGTTTTGCCAAGTTTCTTTTGGTCTGTGCTTAATGAGTTGTAGGGGTCTATCAATGCACCTGTGTAGTTCCATTCGTTCTTAACAGAGTTCATCACCTCAAGAAGTTCAAATGCGGTGAATAGCCTGTTGCCGTCTATGAATTGGAAGTACTCGTTGATGAAGTCAAGCTTGCGGTACATCATCCCCTCATCAATCCCTTGTATCGGCTTGCAGACCAAGAACTCTATGAGCTTGCGCTTAAGGCTTGGCACTTCGTTCTCTGCGGAGTAGATAAGCCACTTCTTGCCGAAGTTGTACGACTGAAGCAACATCAGATAAAGCAGCGTGTGGGTCTTGCCCACGTTAGCGTGGCCTACCACTACCACAAACTCACCGTCTTTAAGTCGCAGGTATTGGTCTATCTCATAGACACCGAGCTTGCCTGTGTCGTAGTACTTGCCTTTTAAGGCACGTTGGAGGTATGGTAACGAAGATTCGTTGGGTAGTAAGTCTGGATGTATCATTATTTCTGATTGGTGTACAAATATAGAAAAATAATCGACATAAAAAAACCCCTCCGTAGAGGGGCTTCACGCGACGACCTATTTAAAAACCAATCAGAAAGGGTCGTTGCGATTTGCGAAATGCTCGGTATGTGATGCAGGAGCTGAACTTGCACCTGTCATCCAAGCGTTAAAGGTCTCTGCGTTGGCAAGGATGGTGTTCACATCGTGCTTGGCAGCACAAGCGTACTCCACCGCAGCCTTTAGAGCCACTTGGCGAATGATAGAAGCGGAACGCTCATCGTTGCCTTTAGGGGCAGATGGTGTGTACCCTCCACCTGTTGACCCACCATAAGGATTCGGGCGTTGGATTTTCACCGTGCCTTTCTCGTTCTTGGTGTACTCAACCTCATCGCCTACGGCATAAGGAGGGGTCTGTGATTTGGCAAAGGCAGTACCGAAGTCGCCATTGTCAAAGCGTACCTCTAACTTAAAGAGGTCTTGCCATTGCCCTGTTGGGGTGATTGAAATAATTTTTGACATAATAGATTGGTTTTAGATAAATAGAATTGATTGCTGCTCTAAAACTTCGATACGAGCTTGAAGCTCTGCTACCTTGTTTTGAAGTGCTTGGATTTGTGCTTGTTGCACTTGCACCATTT